GAACTGGTTGACCGCCCAGCACACCGTAGACGCCCTGAATCGGTTAATTCCGGCATCCCTTAGCATACCCCTTAACAGGTCGTCCGCGAATGGGCGCGGTAGGCATGCTGTTGCATATACGCCGTCGTGCAGCGCGTATGCCAGGTTGATGACTGGGTTATCTTCCGACCAGCTTGGAACAAACCATCGGAATGCAGCCGGGACACTTCCGCCATCCGTCCTGAATCCCGGCAATATGGTGAACGTGTAGTGGAAGTCGGCGTCGTCGCGCAGACGCACCATGATTTCATCGGTTGCCTGGTATAGGCCGTTCGGCATCTGGATCCAGGAATAGGGGTTCCGGGCCCCTAGATAGTAAAAGTGCATATTTACCTCAAATGGGTGGACGTGTCCACCAATCGAATACGATAAGGGCTACTGCGGCGACAACCAGGATGATCAAAATGCTAGCCATGCCAGTCACCCGGATCGAACCAGATTGCTCCGCAGACCGCTACTGCTACCAAGAATACCAGTGTACCGATCATTAGGTAGGGTCGTCCTTCGCCACGCCGAAGATTGAGATAGATATTTTTCCATCTATCCTGAACGTGTCCCCTTCGGCTCCTGACCCGTTAAGCGGTACACGCAGGTAGGCATCCACTGCCGACACGTTGTTCGACTGGGTCAACCCCCATCCCTTGAAGGCCTTCCATTCGTAGTTGTTGACGACAGTTTCGGTGTAGGTCGTCATGCCGTCACAGATGAACCATCCTATGTCGTCAGGCGATCCGTGAGGCTTCAGGTACAGACTCAGCTGCTTGTTGTACAGGACGTTGCCCATCGAGATGTTATGACCCTTGATAGTGATCATATCGTTGTTGTTGAGAATCTTTAGGCCTTCGCTGGTTAGCGCGAGCGGGAACTCGGCATAATCGCGGCTGATGTCCTGTGCAGTGAGCGTGACGGTCGGGTTTGTATAGTTGAACTCCCAGAACGTACGCGGGGCCTTTCTGAAATACAGACGTCCGTAGCTGTCGTGCTGGATGAATGCCGGGTGATTGGAGTCGCCGTAGTTGGTGCTGGCAGAATCCAGGAACTCACGCCAAAGACCGGGAATCAGGTAACCGGCAGGTGTAACGGCATCCTGGAATGCAATTCCGGCGATGTTGATGTTCTGGTCAGTCACTGTCGCTGTACGGTCTACGGACATGCCCGTCAAGTCCGTAAAGGCACTGGCATCGGCAGCCTTGTAACGAAGGTTAGGCTTGTTCTGGATGAAGCTGACATTGGTCGTGTCAGTCTCCGTCCAGTTGGACTGAACCTGTGCGGCCCCGCTGGCAGAAATCGTGACTGAGTCATTGGCGACATTGGGTGTCAAAGAAATGCCGGTACCGGCAATCAGTGACAGTGTGTCCGTCTTTTCGTCGGCTATCAAGGTAGAAGACCCTACCTGGATTTTTGTGAAGGAGTTCTGGTTCACTTCCGCGCCGTTCTGGATGCCGTCAAGCTTGGACTTGTCGACCGTGGACATAAGTCCCATGGCGTCCGGCGTGGCCGCAGAAATGTACGAGCATTCGATGCTCACTTCGCCGTTGCGCTGCTGGCGCAGACGCTTGATGAAACCGTAGTCGGCATATGGCTGGTCGATTTCGTTCTGCAGTGTCTTGTACAGACCGGAACCGGAGTTTCCCACGGTATAGATGGAATGGCCGTCCTGTGCCGTGGTCGTGCTTACGGAAATGCCGGGACCGGCTACCACGACGGACTTGGCCGCCTTTTCCGCGTCTGTCGCACGCTGGATTTCCGAAGCCAGCAGCGAACTGTCGGCAGCGCCTATGTTGAGCCTGGCTTGTGCCTTTTCGGCCGCAGTGTAGTTCTGCTGTAAATTCGATGCAACTTTACTTTGCTTCATCCGTAAGCTCCTTTATCTTTTCAAATATGGTGTCTAGCTTGGTCAGTACCTGTGCTAGCGCGATGTTCAGCGTGTTGCTTTGCTTGTTCAGGTCTTCGATCTTGTCATTATGCAGCACCTGTGTGTCCTTAAGTGTCTGCACTTCGAACTGCAGCTTGAGGACTGCGTCGCGGGTCTGCGTTTCGTTCTGGTCACGCACCTGTTTCGTGGCCAGGCGTTCCTGTCGGATACGCTCGGTTTCGGTCTTCGTCTTGATCCACGCGGTGGCAGCACCGGCCAGACCGGCCAGACCCATCAGGACTGCGACTATTGCGGCTATTACTTCAGTAGACATGTCAATCCTCCTTAAGACATGGTTCCGCCCCAGGAAGTCGGGATTTGGGCTAATTCCGCCTGGCCCGTGGTGGTAACTGCACCACAAGAGTCAAAGCATTTTGAATGCTCCGATGGTGGATTGGGTTGATTAACCATTTGGTTGTACATTGCCAGCGCACCGCTTTCTACATAATAACAACCATAAAACATGTAACTCACGTCCACAGCTGCTGGTGTATCTACCTTAGGGACAGCGGTTAAAGCCCTAGCATTATAAAACATGCGCGAAAAGTCAGTCACTGATTTGGTATTAAAGTTTATATTTAAAGTCGCCGCACGCGTGTTAAAGAACATATAACTCATGTTCGTTATACCTTCGGTGTTTGCACCCAGTACTGAATCTAACATTTGTATTGGCGACGCCATACCCGCTGGGCCATGAAACAAGTGGCTCCAATCATCATACGGATAATACACATCCCATATATTGTTTGCTGAATCTACTTGGGTTACAGTCCTGTCTGCTGGGTGTGCTATATTGCTAGCACCCGCTGGAGAATAACCCGGTTGCATTTTTACCCTGATGGTGTACTTGGGTAGATTTAAAGGGTTGTAGGGGTCGCACTCTACTACCTTTGAATTGTAAGCCAACCAGTTATTGTTATACGCTAGAATATCTGACATATAGCCCCACTACGCCAACGAAATGACGATGCCTTGAGACGTTTCCGTGATTTTTATGCCAGTACCAGCAATAAGATTTTTGACAGTCGGCTTGTTCTTGATATATGCCGGAGCGGACGTATTTGCTTCTGTCCAGTTAGACTGCACTTGTGTAGATCCGCCACCGGTTGCCCATTCAGGACTACCAGTGCTGTCAACGGTAAGGACTTTACCTGAGTCCGCAGACGTGGCGCTAGGCAGAAGCTGGTTTCCGCTAGGAATTGTAGGCTTTCCGGACAGATCCGAATAGGAGCCAGACGTGGCCACCGTGGCCAGATTAGGCTTATGTGCGATATAGGCCGCAGACGATGAATTGGACTCTGTCCAGTCGGACTGCACTTGAGCTGGCACATCACTGGCTGTAATGAAGTTACTGTCGTTGGTTAAGTCAGAAGTCTTCGTCGGAATCGACGGCTTGTTCCGTATAAAGCTTACTGCGGAAGAATCAGTCTCATTCCAGTTAGACTGAACTTGAGAATAAGACTGAGCCGGAGCCCAAGACGGATTGCCGTTTGAATCTACGGTAAGAATTTTTCCGTCGTCCGCAGACGTCGATGACGGAACTTGTTTTACAGCAGAAATCGCTTGCGATACAGCCACACCAGACTGTGCATTATTGCTTGAGGATGCGTAGGATTGATCCACAGTCGGAATGCTCGGCTTGTGGGCAATATAGGCTGCAGAAGTCGTATCGGCTTCAGTCCAGTCACTCTGTACTTGAGCGCCTGGGACATCACTTGCGGTAATGAAATTGCTGTCGTTAGTAAGGTCGGAAGTCGCCGTCGGAATGCTCGGCTTATGGGCAATATATGCCGGGTCGCTAGTATCCGACTCAGTCCAGTCAGACTGTACCTGGGCCGAAGGAACATCGCTGGCAGTAATGAAGTTACTGTCATTGGTCAAGTCAGACGTAGCCGTCGGGATAGACGGTTTATTCTGGATATAGCTTACTGCGGAAGAGTCCGTTTCGTTCCAGTTGGACTGGACTTGAGAATAAGTCTGTGCTGGAGCCCATTCCGGATCACCGTTGGAATCCACCGTGAGGATCTTGCCTTCATCGGAAGACGTCGCAGAAGGAACCAACTGGTCACCGCTAGGGATCGTAGGCTTGTTACGGATGTAGTCTACTGCGCTTGAATCGGACTGGTTCCAGTCGCTCTGCCGCTGCGGATTGGCAGAAATGACGTTGTTCTGGATGGTGATACCTTCACCAGCGGTCAGCTTGTCCTGTACGACAGACTGATCCGTGCTGATGATATGGTCGTAGTTGTCGACGATGATGCCGTGTCCGGCAGTGTATTCGACAGAGCTACCACCCGGCCCAGAGAGCCATTCCATGTTGCTTGTAGTTCCGATAGGCATATTCTAAACTCCTTTTCCAGTGAAGTAACCGCCGTTGGGGCCGGTTATGTAAGATCCGTTGTAATAAACCATCCCCGGCTCATAGACAGTCTCTGGACTATATATTAAATAAGTAAGCGATAGGTAAGGCATCATGTTGTCATGAGCCGATCCAGAACCGGTCGATTCGGTATCGAACGCATCGCAATCGGTAACACCACCAGACATCGTACAAGCAGCAGCTCCGTGCGCAGTGATCGACAGGTTGGTGCCTCTAGTCATCGCTGCGGATGTTCTACTTGTGTACACGCCGGTTACTGGCTGGTTCGATCCAGACATGTTACCGCTTGAATTAAGCTGGGTATATGTGGCTACCGGCTGCGTAATCGTGTGAGAAAACAGCGGTGTCTTGGCAGCTATTGTGTTGCCATGTGTATGTGTTGGAACTTCGTGTACGTGGCTGGCCATTTCGGTAGCAAGTAGCGTATGGGATTCTTCACCGCCAGTAGAAGCGAACAAGTAATCCAGCGAAGAACCGATGATTACCTTACCGGACAGATCCGGAAGATTGAAAGTCGTGGATCCATCTCCGGGACCGAACGTCGTACCTATTACATCGAATAACCCAGAATACTGGTCACGGGATACCGCCGAACCGTCACACACCAAAAATCCTTCAGGTGCCGTAGTGCTTACATAAGGGACAATTTCACCAATATTCATATCAATCTCCAATACTTATGATGTAGTTCATCGTAACATACGGTTGCATGTTATTGTGCGCATCCCCGGCTCCGGTGGTTTCCGTCTCCATCTCATTTGCATCCGATATTGCACCGGACATCGTACAAGCGGTTGCTGCGTGTGCCGCTACACCTACTTTTGTACTCAGCGTGGCATTGACAGACGAAGTTCCCTTATAAGCTGTTCTGGAGCCTTGTCCCGCCCTAGCGTTATAACGTGTAGCAGTTCCGTTTGGCCTATTATATTTAAATGCTGGCTGCGTGCTGATGGTGTGTGCAAGAGACGGTGTGGTAGCCAATATCGTGTTCGCATGTCCGTGCGTAGGCACAGTATGGGTATGCGAAGGTAGGTCAGTCAATGCTACGGTTTCAGATCCGCCAGACGATGCCAAAGCATGGGTTTGTGAATTGCCCATAGGAACCTTACCAGACAGATCCGGAAGATTGAATGTCGTGGCTCCGTCACCCACACCGAACGTAGTTCCGATTATATCAAACAGCCCAGAATACTGGTCACGGGATACAGCCGAACCATCGCACATCAGATAACCTTCTGGTGCAACGCTTCCAGCATACATTCGAATAAGACCGGCTACCATTTATGCCCCCACGCTTATAAAGTAGTTTAAAACAAGATATGGCTGCATGTTGTTATGCGCTGCGCTTGATCCGCTGGAACTGGTGTCGAACGCATCGCATTCAGTCACACTTCCGGACATCGTACAGTTTGACACGTTATGGTTAGCTATGCCAACGTTCGCGGAACGTGTGGCATTCGGCGTGTTAGTGCTTACATAGCCAGTTTCACCAGCTGCGTTACCAGTGCTGGTAGTACCTGGCTTGTTATACTTGAACACCGGCTGGGTGATAGTGTGTTTTAGTTCCGGAGTAGTCGCCGTAATGTCGTTGGCATGCCCGTGTGCTGGGACAGTGTGGGAATGGGCTGGCAATTCTTGTTCCGTAAGGACATGGGTTGCCTCACCGCCCGTGGTTCCCAAGGCGTGAGACTGAGACACACCGAGCACGACACGTCCAGACAAATCTGGGACGTTGAAGGTAGTGCTTCCGTCACCGGAGCCGTAGGTGGTCCCGATGGCTGCGAACAAGTCCGCATAGTCGGTTCTGGACACGGCACTGCCGTCGCAGAGCAAGTAGCCCTGCGGTGCAACGCTTCCGGCGAACGGCATCACGATTCCTGCTGGTTCTAACATAGGTGCTCCTTAGTTCGATGCGACTCTGTGGATGCCGACAACCTTGTACAAGTGGAAGTTGGTATTTACATTCACTCCAGAAGCCCAGTTTCCGTTTTCTTGAGCACCGCCGTAAGCCGTTGATTCAAGGGTAATAGTGGTTCCACTATTAGTAATCGGATAGTCACAACGCCACGTAATCCATCGCCAAGTGGCATCAAAGCGTTCTGTAAAACAGAAATTGAGATAATTGTTGGTTATGTATTGTATTGGGGCTTCCACAGTGCTGACCCAGTTATTGGCATGTACTTTAGAACACAAGTCGATACGAACCCTTTCAAAGTTGTAGATAGACTCCGATAGGTTAACTGCCGCAGTACCAACTGCACCGCTTGCGTTATAATACAACACGGTTTCATCACAACCCAAGGCTTCCTTGAGCGACTGAATCTGTGCGGCAGTAAGGTTGGTCGGCAAGTTACCGATGGCATCGGCTACGGCGACGCCGCTCTGTGCATTCGCAGAACTTGCGTCATACGTCTGGTCGACAGTAGGCGACGTAATAGCAGCCACACCGTTGCTTACCACGCTGGTGCCGTCAACGGTCACGTCCTGTACAGGTACAGTCACGTTAGCAGAAATAGTGAGTGTGTTTACGCCATCAGCAATCGAAATTCCTTGTCCAGCCGTCAGCGTCTTCGGAGTCGGCTTGTTCTGGATATAGGAAGGATCGCTTGAATCAGCTTCCGTCCAGTTGCTCTGAACCTGGGAACCGCCGCCACCAGTCGCCCATTCGGGCTCGCCGCTGGCGTTAACTTTCAACACCTTGTTCGCGTCGGAACTGGTCGAAGCCGGGAGCGGGTTGGTCACGGTGATGGCACCGAGGGTTGCAGCCTGATAGTCAAGGGTGCCGGAGTCGTACAGTTCGTTCGCGGTATAGGTACCAAGGGCGGACAGAGAAAGGGTCGAATTAGAACCTTGCCAGACCACACTCAATGAATAGTTATCAGGTTGATCAGATATCGTTTCCCAGGTGATGGTGGATAGCGAAGTGTTGATGTCGTCAAGATTGTAGACAAACTGCGTGCCAGCCGGGATAGTTCCGGAAGAACTAGCTACATCAATACCCGTAGTCGAAAGCACCAAGCACATACCTGGATCTGTAAAGGGGCCGGTGGTGGTGCCATAGTTACCTATCCTACAAATGGCCGGGTACAGTTTACGGGAGTTATTACCCCAATATGTCCATGCCCGACTTACATTGTTGTTATCGGTTAGGTTCTGTACCGTGAAGGTAAGGCCTGTAGTTTCGATAGCAGCAAACACGTCGGGGGACAGCAGCTGCATAACGGACACACCACTGTCTGGGTTACGACAGCCAATAGCACGGGCAGTATCAGTGACAGGGCTCAGGGACGTACCGATTTCAAGGCCATCACCCAACTTTGCTGAGATTTCGTCATTTTCGTCGATACTGATGCCGTCACCGGCAGTATACGTACCACCGCCACCACCGGCAGCCCATCCCGGAACACCCTGTGAATCAACGGTCAGAACCTTGTTGGCATCAGCAGAAGTAGCTGCAGGCACCAACTGGGTACCGGACGGGATGGTAGGCATCGTGATGGCGGCTGTTCCGCTGCTGACAACGGAAACACCGTCGACGGTAACGTCTGTCACCGGTACGGAAGGAAGTTCCGACTTGGTCGCATAGGTCTGGGCGATGTTGTTGCCAGACGCGTCTTGTTCTGCACGCTGTGCATAAATCGGATTGCTGTCGATTGTGTTTGCAAATGTCGTTGGCATGTTAAAACCCCTTGTTTAAAATTATATTATCCTTCTGGAGGCAGTCCGCCACCCCATGCGTACGGGATTTGGGCCAAGTCGGCTTGACCAGTATCCGTATTGTCACCACAGTCATCGAAGCACTCCTGGCCACGTATACCCACATTGTCCTTAATTTGATTATATAGCGACAATGCTCCGGTTGTCACATTGTGATTGTAAGAGAACATCCGTTCGACGTCTATAGCAGCTGGCATATAGTACTGCGGAACTTCATATAAATCGCACTCATGGAACGCTCGGGCAAAATACATTCCACTTGTCGCGTCTATCGTTGGTGCGTGGTGTAGCGATCCACATCCTTGACACAACTCGGTGAAGTCAGTCACGTGCGACGTATCAAGGTAAGTAAGGTTTAGATCCACCAATGACGTACAGTCTCTACACAACGCACCTAGGTTAACAAGCGTATATGACGAGTCTGGTGCCGTCACTATCTGTAGCTTCTCAAGACCAGTACATAAATTGAAGCACTGATCAAGCGATTCGACGTCGACAAACATCAAAGCGGATTGCATATCCCGCCAATCACCGCCATCAACGGCAAACTGGTCACACCATCTGTCCCAGTAACCGACGACAGTTTCCTTGTACAGACAATGTGCAGAAAGATCCGCTAGTGTGATACCCATCGACTTCATGTTAATAATGTAGGTAAGGCCGTTTTCGGTTTCCTGTTCCCGCCATGTTGGATCAGAGGTATTTGTCGGCTCCCAGTATTTCTGTTCCGGAATGTACTTGACCGGTGATGCACCATCAAACTGGTAGTCATAGTCATGACTAGGCGTCCTGAATACAAGATCACCGGGTTGGAAATTGAGCGGCAACACCGGTGGAGTTTCTACAGCGGTTAGCCACTGTGAGCCGTATTTCAATATGGATCCGCCAAACGTAATCATCCGAGCACCCCTTGTTATGAAATACCTACAAAGTAATGGTTCCTATCACGGGGACTGAAATGTTCGCAACCGTACCGGTCATTGCAGAAGACCCGTTCACGTTGACGGTGGTTACCGGGTACGAAATGTTGCCCGCCTTGACTTTGCGTTCAGTGGTTTCCCAAGTGTTGTTGCTGTACAGCTTGTATACGAATATCGAGTCGTAACCTGAAATGTTGCTATTGGAACGTACATACTGGAATTCAACATTTCTGTTGGCACCGATATGGGCATCGTAAGCCAAGAACGCCATACGGGAATCGTTCCCGGCGGAGCTTATTCTGCAGTACACAATCTTGTTGGCTTCGATAGCAGCAACTACTTGCGAATAGGTCGTTACCCCATACTGCGCCACGAACAACCCTTCTGGAACTTTCCAACTGTAGCTTCCAGTTCCAGTATCGGAATCATATGCCGCTGTAAGAACCTTGGCATTGTCGCCGGAACCGACGGCCGGAACAAGTTCTGTCGGCATCGTGATTTCAGCTACGCCGCTAGCGTTGACTACTGAAGAACCGTCCACTTCCACATCCTGTACCGGTACGGTAGGGATTGTCGGCTGGTCAAGTAGATCGTTATAGGAACCACTGGTCGCAACCGTAGCAAGCGTGGGTTTATTTTGTATGTAACTTTGCGCACTTGAGTCCGCCTCAGTCCAGTCAGCTTGGGCCTGAGCCGGTACTGTTGCAGAAATGGTCATCGTATTGCTTGTAACTTCAAATGTAATGTTGTTACCGGCAATGAGGGTCTTTTCTGTTGGCTTATGCTGGATATATGCGTCGGAAGCAGTATCAGCTTCTGTCCAGTCGGACTGCACGTTGACTTCCGCACCGGATTCAATCCCAGTCAGCTTGGTCTTGTCAGCGTCGGTGAAATTGTTATCGGTGTGGACATAGGAAGCATCTTGAACAAGGTTTTGTGGCTTGTTCTGGATATAATCCACCGCCGTGCTGTCGGTCTGAGCCCAGTCAGACTGAACCTGTGGATCGGCAGTAGCGCTGATAATGAAGGAATTGGTTCCTTCCGTAATAGTGACGTTTTCACCAGCAACAACTGGTTTCGTGGACGGCTTATGCTTGATATATGAAACGTCGGTCGTGTCCGTTTCCGTCCAGTCAGACTGCTCCTGCGGAGCCGCCGTAGCCGAAATAACATTATTGGTGATAGTAATGTTGTCACCGGCAGTAAGAGTATCCTGCTTGGTCGCCAACCCGGCAGACAGTTCCGCATCGGTAGCGTATACGCTAAGGTCGGGCTTGTTCTGAATATAGGCGTCGGAGCTGGTGTTTGTTTCATTCCAGTCTGCCTGTACGTTGGCTTCGGCACCCGCTTCTATACCGTCAAGCTTGGCCTTGTCCGCATCGGTGTAGTTATTGTCCGTGTGGACGTAGTCCGGATCCTGAACAAGGTTCTGAGGCTTGTGCTGGATATAGGTAACCGAACTAGAGTCAGTTTCAGTCCAGTCCGCCTGTTGCTGCGGTTCTGCCGTGGCAGAAATCGTGTTGTCTTCGATTACAATGTTGGAACCAGCGGTGAGCTTTTCCTGGATGACCGTAGTGTCGACTGAGAATTCAGTACCGTCCAATTCAAGGCCAGTACCCGCCGTATACGTGGTGTCCGTGGCCGAAATGACATTCTCTTCGGATATCTGGATGTTGTCACCGGCGGTGAGCTTTTCCTGTACGACAGAAGGATCGACTGATATTTCGTGGTCGTCGATTACGATTCCGGTTCCAGCTTCATACTCCGCAGCAGAACCGTGACCGGTGATGGCGAAGATACCGAAGTCGACCAGTTCGATACTCATGCCCTGTTCGATACCCTGTACACCGACTACGAACTGGGAACCGCTGGTAGTAATCTTCACCTGGCCATGCAGGTGCAGTGTGTCTTCGTGTTCGTAGGAACAGTCGAACGGAATAATGTCCGAATTGAGCGTAGTATAAAGCTGGACGTGGTTTTCTGTGTTGGCTACAGTGACACCGTCTTCCCACTTGACCCTTGCAGTGACATCGTAATGGTACCAGCCATCTTCAAGGCGGATCTTGCCGTTGGTGTCCACCGTGACATGGTCGCCGTCGCGAACCAGCTCATAGAAGACGAACTGGCCGTCGGAAGTAAGGTCGTTGGCACCTGCACGCAGCGCAGACGCTTCCTGGCCGTTGACCTTCAGGTCATAGCCGGTAGGAGTCATGGTCACGTCGATAGAACCGTCGGAGCTGGTAATCGTACCGCCACCACCGCCAGCACCGTGTCCCGGCTTGACGTTGTAACGGCTCATCAAGAGACCGCCGTAGCGGTTGTAGACGTATACGTCGTACGCTTGGCCGTCGTCGGCCAGGACTACGTTGGATCCTAGCGAATCCAATGGAATCTTGAAAGGATGCAAGGTTCCCTGGAAGTCAGAATAGCAGTAGTAGGGGTCTCTGGAACCGGAAACGAATGTCTCAATCCAGCCACCTGTGGCGGGTTTTCCGGCCGAATTTTCCACCTGGAAGGTGGGTGATAGCAAGTATGCCAACGCCATAGGGTACGCTCCATTTAAAAATCAACTTAGCGGGTACTGCGCTTTAACACACTAAATAAGTAGTGTTCGGAATAGTATAAACTAATTTCAAAGACAGAAGCAAGGTTTAAAACTTATGGAAAGACTTATCTGGACACCAGTAAAGCGCAAGCGCTGCAACACATTGCCGTACACCAGTACCGAATACGTGCTCGGCTACGACCTGGACATGGCAGACTTCACGCAACTTGTAGCTACGTACAACAGCCGTGCACTGTTGCGCGACGAAGAAAGCCGACTGTACGACCATATCAGGACAATGGTCAACATCGTGCTGGAAAACCCCAAGCTGAAGCCAAGCAAGGACGAAATGGACGGGATAACCGACAGCATGTTCATGGACGGCTGGGGAGCCATGAAATACATAAAGGACGGCAAGAAGCCTTACAGCTACATCTACAGGAGCATGTACACGGCGGCTTGCCGTTACTATACCAAGAAAATAAAGGAAAGGGAAAAGGCGGAAGCCATCGCCGACCACGTGAACGAAGTTTTCACAGACTGGCTGGAGTCTGTGACAGACCACAAGAAACGATGCCCCGGCGTCAACTACGACGGTTAAAAGAAAGGGCCAGGTTGTTACACCCGGCCCTTTATCTTATGTCATTCAGTCCTTAGACCAAGTGCACCTTGTTCGTGTCAGCGTCCTTGACCAACACAGTGGCCACGGCACGCGGTTCAACCACACCAGCCATGACGATCGAAGACCAACGGGTCTTGTTGGAACCCTTCATCACGTCGATAGCACGGTTCGCGAACACGATCACGCCTTCGTTGTCGGCACGTTCGGTGTCAGCGTTCGAAGCGTCGATCTCGTCGAGCATTTCGAACTCATAAGCACCATCAAGACGAACCTGACCGGCGAAGTAGTTACCGGCTTCCATGGACTTCACGTCGCCCACAGCGGTCACAAGACCTTCGAGAGCGGAGATAGCTGCAGCCTTGGTAGCACCAAGAGCGTCACCGTTGATGTCGCAGATGGCCTTGGTGCCCTGACCGATGAATTCCTGATCAGACAGGCTCTTGACGATCATTTCACCGTTGTTCGTGCCGTTGGCGACAGCCACGAAAGCCTTGAGTTCGCTGGTGCGGTCACCAACAAGGTCAGTGGCGTAAGCACCGTTGATCCAGATCACCAGGCCCTTCGGGATCTTGACGGCGATAGCGGAGCCGGAAGCCTTGAGGGTGATGGTGTCGGTACCGTTGGAACCGGCAGTGTAGGTGATGCCGTCAACCGTGCCAAGCTTGGTAGCAAGATCCGTAGAAACGGACACGAGCGGCATGAACTGGCAAGAACGGTATTCGGTCTGACCAATACGGCCAAGCAAGCCCTTAGAGAACATCGGGTCCGCGTCAACCGGCTTGAAAGCATCGCCAGTGTTGCTTAGTTTGTTGTTAATCATCGGGTTAATGAACGCGTACTGGGCTTCGTCAGAGATAGAAGCAAGGTAGTTCTGAGCAGCAGTGAGAGGGCCGTAGCCGATACCCACGAACGCAGTGTTCGTGTCACCGAAGTCACCATGGTAGTCGGTCACCTGGACTTCGTCAATCCACTTACCG